CGGATTAGTTGTTAAAGCTAATGTAGGAGTTGCACTTTCAGTTGTTGCTGTTCCAGTTGAACCAGATGTATAAACAGGAATTTTAGTTCTCGTACAACTTGCTGTAATAGTAGAAGTTCCACCTGATGCAGCAATAGTTGTAGGATTTGCCGAAATAGCAATATTCCAACTACCGTAATTATAAGATTCAATTTTGTTAGCCGCTTGATAAATATATATTGTTCCACTTGCAGATTTACCATTAGCCGACCAAGTAACAGCTTGACTTTTAACAGTAGTTTGAGCTGAAACAGTTGTACCCTTCGAAGAAGCAGTAGCAGTAATAGAAGATACATTCGGAACAACATTAGCAGTTCCACTTGAAGCAGCTTCAGTAGTAACATCTTTTGTAGCACCAGATGTATATTCGTAAGTAGTAATTGTAGCAGATTTATTCCAAGTTTGACTACCATTTCCGGCAGTTGCAGTAGCAGAACCTCCAGATGCAGGAATAGTTTTATTTGAAATAGTACCAGCTACAATATTACCGTAAGTATAAATTCCACCAGATATAGACTTAACACTTTCAAGATTTTTCTCTTGATATAAATAATATGTTGTCTTTTTAGAACCCCAAGTTACTTTAATAGAAGCACCTCTATTTTCTGAATAAACAGTTGTTCCAGCAGAAGGACAAATCCATACGTGTTTTGCAGAATCCCATGTACCAAAAGTAACATTACCAAAGGTACATTCATTACTAATATTAGTTTCAGAACTATCTCCGCTGGTATAATCATATATAGCAAAAGTATAAACCCAAATCGTACCACCGTTAGCTTTAACAGTATTTTGTCCAGTTAAAGGATTAGAACTTGTATATCTATTAGTTATTTCTCGTAATGTTTGAGAATTAGCTTCTTGTTTAATAACAATATTTGCAGAAACAGTTTGACCATCGAATGTATTAGAGAACTTGCCAGTTACAGTAATACTCCGTTCAGTTCCTACAATAGTAGTTCGATTGCTTGCAGTAACTGTAACACCAGATATAGAAAATCCAGTAGCACTTCCTGATAGAACTGGAGTAACATTATCTGTACTAACTAAATTACCATTACGATACGTTTTAAGTACAGCTGTAATATTTGCAGTTCCACCTTTTGCGGCAATTTCAGTATTATCACTACTTAATATTAAATCATATGTATAAACAGATGCTTCTTGTTCAACAGTAAGAATAACTTGTTTACTGGAATCTTTTTTACACTTTCCAATAAACTGCATACTTCTCTTAGAAGTACCTTTTTGAACAGGTGATGAAATTTTAACAGTCTGATTTCCTTGAAAAGAGGGAGATTCAATACTAATTGAATCTCCACTCTCGTCATTCCATTTATTAGTGATAACACTCATAAATGATTAATTAATTTATTCAGCAGGCTCAAACGTCCATTCGTCATTAGACAGAACATTAAGCGTTTGTGCACCACCACCGGCCGGAATAGTAATAGTAGCCGTAGTAGTACCCTGCGAGTTCAGATACAGATAGCTATCACCAAGAGCCTGAGTAATCGTAATCGTTTTAACAACAGAAGCACCTTCACCTTTGATTTCAAGAGTTGCGCTTCGAGTAGTGATAGTTTCATTCTTAGGAACTACAATAGTTACATCGTAGGTGTATTCAGCTTTAGCACCGGGGTCACCCGAAATAGCAGTTCCAGAAGTAGCAGTAACACTACCATTAACTTTATAAGAGGTTACAGCAGAAAGACCAAAATTAGTTTTCCATTTAAACGTGAGAATCTTCGAGTTTGACTTACCAGTTACATGAATGGTTTCACCACCCTTTGCAACACTGATACTCAAACCATCAGGAGTAATGTATTCAGCAGCTGCTGTTTCAACAACAGTTACAGTAACACTATTCGACTTTCCAACAATCTTACCGGGAATTTCAGTAGTACGATTAGTACGACCTTTATAAGGAGTCGTTGAATTAATCGTAATCTGTTGATTACCAGTACCAGTTTTAGGAACCCAAGATAAATAACTCGGAATAGTTGCCATTGTTTTTTTTTTTTGGTCGATTAACTATAATAACAAACTAATTACCAAATTCCCATTCAGCTGTATCACTTGCGAAAACAGTTATGGTATCATGATAATTATTATCTTTATTTAGAATAACAAGAGTTTTATCAACAGCTAATTCTACAACAGGTTTATTTATTGGCCAAACTTTTTTACCATTAAGCCACATATCAAGAACCTGCCGACGATTACCATTAAGCATTACGACAGCTTCCGTAGCTCGTTCAAGAAGATTAAGTTGCGCCATAGTTGTAGATTAATATTAACCTTGCGGTGTTTCAAGAGCAGTTACACGACCTTCCAAAGAAGTATAATTACTCTCTAATGTACTTACTTTACCACTTAAAGTAGTAACAGTTTTTTGTAATGTATCAACAGTACCTTCAAGAGTTTCTACTTTTGTTTGTAATTCTTGAACAGTTGAAGATTCAGCCTTAGTGGCTAAACCTTCAACTACAAAAGTAATTAACTTCTGAAAAGCACTAGTTTTCGGAGGCCAGTTTAAGGCACAAAATACTTTGCGAATTACTAATTCTTTCATATCATTAAACCGTTAATTAGATTCGACATTACCAACCCTAAATATAGGATGTTCAATACCATTACCTTCTATTTGCATATAGTCAATACCATCATTTTCAAATACTGGTTCAGGTACTAATTCAATAGTTGTAACACTATGATTTGCAAGATTATCATAACTTTGATTGTATTCAACGTAACCATTACGTCTAACCAAAATTACAACCTTTGAATCATAAGTACCACTAATATGAGCTATACCTTGATAATCAGTAACAATAGTTTTAACAGTAGAAGTAAACCAACAACTAATACTTGAAGTAATAGGAACTTTAGTAACAGAATCTACAAATTTAAGAGCTATATAATCTTGACCTTCTTTCGGATGTAAATCAATATAATTGACAACAGCTTCAGAAGGTTTAGCTGCAATAAACAATGCAGGTTCAGTAGCTTCATAACGAGTATCACCTAAAGTCTTATAATTACGTTCGAAACCAATCGGATTAGCTTCACTAACATAACCATCTTTTGATGAACCACAGTTACCTATCGTTTTACCAGTTTCATCATAAATGGTATCACTAATCATGCGACCAGTTAAAGCATCCCGTGTACGAACTTTAATAAGGCCGTTATTATTACGAAGACATAATATCTCAACTATTTTATCAGTATCAAATACTACTTCTTCACTACCAATATTATACCAATCAGAAGATAACGGTAAAGCATAATAAGTTATAACACTATCTTTATTCTTTGTGATTACCAAAGGTTCATCAGGTCTGGTTGTACCAACAGTAGTTCCAGTACTTGATATTTCTTTAATATCAGCAGCTAAATAAAGTTTATTACTATCATAAATTTCATAAGCCTTGATGGTTACAGAAACCTCTTCGGGTTCAGGCGGTAACTCTTCAAGTACAATAGTAACACTATGTTCACCAGTAGAATTAATCGTACCAGTTCCAGTGTTAGTTATATAACCGGTTTTAGAAGCTCGGAAATCAACACTTATTCCAACTGGAACTGTAACAGCCTCAGATTTACCAGCAGTCGATTCATCATTATTGAGAGGTTTCCAATCACTTTCAGTACTGAGTTTATACTCAAACGTAACACCGTCTAAAGCAGTAGATTCAGTATTTACAGCAGTTGCATAGATAGTACCAGATTGAACTGGAACTTTATCCATTTCAACAGTAACTTCTGCGGTAGGAATTGCATAAGTTACCAGTTGTTCAACCTCTATATAACCCGACGAAACAAACCTCAAAATTCGGCTCGTATTGACATCTCCGGTGAGTTGTAGCGGCGTATCTTTTGTTACTTGACCTAATATACCACCCGTGTCCTTATCATAGACGTATGCGGCTATTTTGGCCTTTGTTTCGCTATCGACCACCGTAAGACTTACAGCACCTTGTTCAACTGGTAAAGCTGTAAGAGTAATATCACGAATTATATTCTCATCCAACGTAATACGCTCTTCATAAGTTTCATATCCATTTGCACCAACCTGAATTAAAATATCACGCGGGTCATAAGTTTCATATGTAAGAGTACCAGTACCTTGAGCAATAACTACATTAGAAGGTTTATCAGTAAATATAATTAAAGCATTATCAGGAGTTGCATTTACAGTTAATGTCTTTTTAGTCTTAGGTGTAAGAACAACATTAATTGTCGTATCTTCAACACCTACATCGACATAAACATCTTTTGTAATGTAATTCTCTTTTTCTACAATATAATGTAAACGACTTTGAATTAAACATTCAAGACTTGCACTGCCAACACCTGCCGATTCTTTACCTTCCGAATTAATCATTCGTATAGTAGAATCAACCGGAACAGCTTCAATCTTAATTGTTATATAATCTTCTTCATTTCGAGGAATACGAATCCAAAGTGTACCATCTTCAAACGTAGTAGGAATCTCGCTTGTAACTTCAATTTGATTAATACTGTTGCTACGAACATGGTTATTATGTTCTACAACAATACCATAAATCTCATTAATAGCATCTACAATACGTTTATTATCAGTAACAAGTTCTTCAGAAGTTTTATCTTGCTTATTAATAAGCAAACCTTGAAGCTCTTGAGCTTTTTGTTTTAATTTCTCAATATCACTTGCCGCTGTTGGTAAACCAACTTGTGCGGCAGTAACTCTATGAGGATTATCATAATTACGAGTATGAGCATTGAAATTATCTTTGTCATTCTCGTAATCTTCTTTATCAAGTTTCTTGTTTATAGCAGCCCAAACATCTTGAAACTTCTTATTAACTTCTGCAACATGATTGTTAATCCAAACATTCAACTGTTTGAACCAACCTTTAACCCTATTTTCAAGAGCATCAATGTACTCTTTTTGAGGTCGAGATACAGGTTTATCCATATCGGCAGTGTTATCAACATTGCCAAGACCAACTTGTTCTTTTGTTACCTCATGAGGATTAAACTTATTATTAATATGTTCAAATAAAAGTTTTGTAAGTTGTTCAACAGGATTTAAGTCCTCAGCTGTAAGCTCACGAACATATACTTGAACATCAAGAATCTCATTAACAGCATCATTAAAATCAAAATTGGTCTTTACATTCGTCCGATAAATCCACCAAGATTTACCTTCATGAACATAAATACCAGTAAGAGTAAATATCTGATTACTTATGATACCTTGTACTGTAATTGTATGTATAGAACGAACAATCGGTACAAGTATATAAAGATATTGTTGAGTTGATCTAACCCACGGAACTTTATATTCATAATGTCCTACATCAATATTTCGAGATTCAAACTCGGTAATCTTTGCAGAACTAATATCAGATTTTTCAGTTAGCTTAAATAGAGCACTATTATCGTAAGCAGTTACATTAGTTAAGTCTATTTCAATCCTCTCCTTTGTCCTATATAAATATAGATGGCCGTTCTTTCGATAGTACATATATAATGTAGGAACTGTTTTAACACCAGCACCTTCACCATCTACTGTACCAATATATTCTCCGGTTTGGCCATTATAAACACTCGGATATACACCATCTTCAAGTACACCGAGCGCTACAACATTTCGAAGATTAATTACTGCCATACCAAGAACAATAACGAAATAAATACTCCAACTACAAAGTTAATAATAATAGGATGAATTTTAAGACCAGTTATTGCTTTCTTTCTTGCAGCTTGAATACCACAAGTAATGATTTGATAAGCTAATGTAATCCATAAACTCATAAACCAAGTAGCAACAGTAGCCTTAAATAAAATACCTACGACAGTAGCAATGACGAAACCAATAATAATATCGTCTTTATGTTCTGAATAATAACCACTTAAAAAAGTAGTTATTTTATTCCATATTTTCTTTATCATAATACTAATCGTATTTATTGTTATATGACGATTAATAATAATAATGGTGCAACTTGTATGGCTCGGCCTGCGGCCTCGCTCCCCGGTGGGGCAGGAGGTTGCACGCCCACTTGTCACATAATATTAGCATCATTAAGAGAATAACTCCTAACACCACAATTAATAGCATTAGGAGTTATCCTTGTGGTTACATTTTTAACAAATCAATTTCTTACTTAATGAGTGCTAATACCCCTTCAAGTGCAGTAATTGCAGTACTCTTGGTATTGTCAATAGCAATAAATTGAGTAACCTGTAAACCCTCTGTATGTAAATTAAAGGGATGTGTGAAATCAGCACGAGAAGTAATTACATAAGTGTCATACATAACACCCTCGGTAGCTGTAAAAATATCACCATAAACACGGTCATATTCCTTGAAATTAGGATTATAACCTACACCGGCAACATCTGCTTCTTTCTCAAGTTTAGCAACTTGGTCATAAGTACCAACCGGAGTTTGATTCTCGTCACCCTCTTCAAGCGTAGCACGAAGAATACCATCAAACGTCACATAATACTCAAAACCTGCGGCACCAGTGAACGTAACACTTGCTTCGGTAAAATCATCAATCGTGATGCTATCAGCACCAAAGCGAGCATTAATCTTAGTCAAAGTCTTTTTAACCTCAACTTTCAGACGAGCAATAATATCTGCACTTGCTTCATCAATTCCGTTGATAGTTACGCTGGCATTGTAAACTTCCAGAGGATAACCACCAAAAGAATTAATAGGCTTACACGAGATAATAACTTCAGCATCGAAACCTTGATAACCAATACCACGATTAGCTACAAGATTCGTAAACTTATAAGTTTTACCAGCAGGAGCAAGATACTTTTCTTTATGTTGCTTCGACCACTTAGGATTAATCCAAACGCCGCGCTTAACCTTGCCATCACCAAGACCAAGAACAAACTGCAACATTTCGTCATCCTTGACATCCGAAGCAGCTGCAACGACTTTACCAGCCGAATTAAGAAGAACAGCTTGTCCGCGAGTCAACTTGCTAACATCATTATTAGCAAGTGTTGTCAGAAAATCATTTGCGACAATTACACTTTTCATTTTCTATTCTAAATTTGATTGTTGTTTAACAGCACTAAAACTGTCATCTTTAAGAACAAGAAGAATATCGCTAACTACACTATCTATGAAATCAGGTGTAACTTCCATATCTGACATTTGGTTAATATCAATGTTAAAAAGACGTGGCTTCTTAATATATGAAATCTTAACCGCATCAACACAAAAATCATCACCATAATAAACAAACAACCTATCATCAACAAGTTCACTTATTGGATTAAGATGTCTATTTTTATTACCATAGAAGTTATTTAGAGTAGCTCGAATATTTTCGGTAGCAATTAAATCATTTTCAGAAAACTTATTTCCTACATTTACGAACTCGTCATAAGTAGTATTATAAGTAATAACAGGAATGTCTGTATCATTAACTTTCAATGCAATTTCATCTTTTGCATTAGAAGTAATAATAATACAATCTTTATAATAACGACCAATCAGATTCTCCCAATAAACATTATATCCATTAGAAAGAGCTTGACGTAATCTATCACAAGTTAAACCTGCAATTTCATACAAATCAATCTTATTTGAATCACTATCATAAAGAGAAAGAATATCTGAAATATCAATCTCATTCCCATTAACAATAATTTGTCCATTAAATTCATCACCAGTTAAGGCAATTTTAGACAAATCTATTAGATGATAATACAAATTCTTAACTTCATCATCAGGATAAACTTCATGTAAATTCTCAACAAGTCGAGCTTTACCATAAGTTAATCGAGAAGTAGAAGAAATAAGTTTTAAATAATCACCCGGAAGAATAACGAAAGCTCTATTTGGATAATCCGCATCTTGCTTATCACGTTTAAGTTTAAGCCACGGAGTTTCACGTTTTAATGATTGAATATCATCTACACGTTTTTTACTATCTTCAAGACCTTCGCCTTTATAATTAGTTTTCCTATTTGATTTAGTTTGTATATATTTAACGGCAGCTCGATTCAGCATCATATCAATAAACTGAGGAGCAATACTCCGATGTCTATTAGATGTTATCTGCTGTATTCGTTGCTCTATTTCGATGTGTAACTCTTTTACCGTTTCATACATGACTAACCTTTCAAACTACGATACTTCGCGTTCCACTCGGCAACAATACCTTTGTTGTTATCATTCGAGAAATACGAGATAGCATCATTAATATTATTACCAATAACATTTTCCGGATTAGAAGCATCGACAATGATAGAACTATTTGGAAGTTGTCGAATAATATTCATCCAAAGATAAATAGTAATCTTAGCTTTCATCTCCAGATGTTTATCATCAACAATACTAATAAACTTCTGTGGGTCACTGTCAATAAGTTCAAGAAGAACAGATTGCTTATCATCGGCAGTCATTGCCATAAATTCCGAATAATCACCTACGCTACCTGTCGATACAACAACATTGTCGATAAGTGCGCTATTCGGATTATTAATAAGTTCTGTATATTTCTTGAGAGCATCAGTGCGAAGTTTCGTCCGAGCAGCTTTGAGTGCTTTACGCTCACTATCCGAAGTAAGATAAAATTGAATATTGACGCTCTTATTAATGTCTTCAACCTTATTAGCAACTTTGCTACTTAAAAGGCAATATCTCCAACTAATATAATCGGGAATATTAACAAAAGTAACATACTTATAAAGTTCCGTTTCATCAAGTTCCTTAATCCGTTTCAGAACAATAGATTCAAGTTCCGAACCAGTTTCATTCTTAATCTTATCAGCTTTTTTAAGTTTACCGATAAGTTCGTCGATATTACTTTTCAGAGCAGGATTACCTAAATCCAAAACGTAAGAAGTATCGAACTCTAAGCCATGAACAGGAATCTCAAGAAGAAAATCATTTAAGTATGTAGTGATTCGTTCTTGCCAAGAACTATCAATAGGAGATACACCAACAACAGTAGGAAGAAGAACTCGCATTTCCTCACTACGGCTCAGCAGTTCATTAACAGGACGAATAGCAGAACCAAGACGAAGAAAGTCAGTTTTGAAAGCATCTTTATTCCGAAGTTCAAAAGAAGAAGGATTGTTCCTCCATTCAATACGAACTGAACGATTAACTTTAATCATATTTTTAACATTTTAAGTTATTCAATCTTTTATATGTTAATGAGTAGTAATAACCTTTCGATTATTACTACTCAAATTGGGTGTTTAGTTCAGAGCTAAATCAAGCCAGAACGAAGTAGTAGGATTATCAATATTGATACCCTGCGAACCAAGAACTTCATAAGAAGCAATATCCTTCGTATCCGACAGTTGAGTACCACTTGCAAGTCCCCACGAAGCAGGCAGTTCAGCCATACCTTTATAGACACCTACTTTATACTCACGACCCTCTTCACAAACAAACTTAATATTACGCTCACCATTCGAACCCATAGTATGGTCAAGGAATACAGCACTATAAGAAGTAATAGGCAGACCTTGATACATATTACCGGCTTCACGGTCACGACGAGCACGAATACCGTGGTCGAACATATCAACAATCTTGACAGTAAGAATCTTACCATTAAACATCTTATAACGGTTAAAATACTTACCATAAGACATCATCTCACCATTACCACTAATCTCCTCATTTCCAAGAGTTACAAAGTAATTCTTAAGACGAGCATCATAGTAGATAGCATCATTGAACATTCGTGCAAAACCTTTACCGCAATAAAGAACAAGTTCCTCAACGGTAGAGTCAATACGATTGTCAAAGATACGAGTGATGATACGGTCGAAACGATTAAGTGTCAGAACAGAATACGTTTCATAATTACCAACGGCTTTGAGAATATCAAGAACACCAGCACCACGAGGAATTGCCTCACCAGTCTTTTCATCCTTTAAGTGGATAATACCATTCGAATCGCGGTTGTATTCCGAGAACCATAAGTCCTCTTCGAGCATCTCGCGTCGCATGATTTCCCACATCTTCATCTCATAAGGCATCCAAAGACTACGCTCACCACCTGATGCAGTATCAAAGGCAATATTAACAACCTTATTACCCATGTTACCAGCAATCTCTTTCGAGAAACGGTAGTAACCATACTGGTTAGTTGCCTTGCTGAACGACTGGTTATTCGAGCGGTTTCCGTCAGACTTGCTACCCGGAATAGTCGAAGCACCTAATGCCCAAATAGCACCACTAATGAAGTCTTTTGCAACAGCATCAGCCGAGATAGGAGCACCCGACATATTGGTAAAACGATAAACGTATCCACCAGTCGAAGTAGCAATACCCTCATTCTGAATACGCCATTGCATACCCGAAGGAGCAATAGCCGTGTGCTGATAAATAAACCAATTATCCTCCATTTCAACCTCAACAGTTCCGTAAGGCTGAATAGCAGTTTTATCAGATACCAGCTTTTTCAGACGAGAAGTAACACGCTGACGAGGAGCAATTTCCCAAGTATATTGAGTATCACCACCATTCAGCTTAACTTTTGTTGTAACAGCACCTTGACCCTCAGTAAGAGTAAGAAGAGGATACTTGTCACTATCCTTACCCCAAAGATAAGTAAGATTACGATTAAGTTTAACAGGGTCAATCAAATCAAAATTCAGAAGCATATTAGCATCTGTATATTGATTCGAGTCAAATTTCACAGTTCCAATTTCACGCATTGTAAATTAGATTTTTGGTTAAGTTATTATTATAAGGCAAGAACATTTGCTTTATTTAATAGGTAAAACAATTTTATCATCCTTTGCAGTCTTTTGAACTCTGGGATTACCATTGTTTTTACCAGTCTTACTTGCTAATGAACGAAGACGTTTAACTTCTTTTTTAGCAAGTTCAGCTTTAATCAGTTGGTCAACTCCACCGTCAAGATTCATAATAAATCGCATAGCCAATTCAGCAGGATTAGAAAGACGATTAATTTCATCAATCTGCGCTTGACTATAAACCATTCCATTAATCTCTTGAACAGGACGAGAGAAATAATCAAATAACTCTTGACGAGAAACAAGTTTCTCACCATCAGTTGTCTTAATTCTCAGACCTTCTTTCGGAAGAGCGTATTCTCCAATCTGACCTTTAACAACAATTAAATCATAAAGACTACCCGGTGCATTATGAACTTTGACAGTACCGTCATCTTCATAAGAAACACCAAAGTATTTAATTTCCTTTTCAAGTTCAGCCTGCATTTCTTTGGCCTCACGTTCACGAATTGCTTTAATCTCACTCTCTTGAGTTTTACGCAACCAGTTAAGACTTTCAGTTGCATCATCTTTAAGAGTATTATTTGCTTTTGCAAACTCAACAATTCGTTTAGCACGTTCCGGGGAAGTACCTTTTTGAATTTCAGCTTTATAGATTAAATCAGCAAGTAAGTTATCATCATCTTTGATTTCAACTTTGCTATAATCTACATTTGCCGAATAACCTTCGATTGTACCGAACTTACTCTTATATTCAACAAGAGCTGCAATATCAGGATTGTTAGCTAAAAACTCATTAAAACCTTTTGCAAAACCCTCTCGTTCACCAAGAGCTTTTACAGCAGCTTCACGTTTAGCAAAACCCTCAATCGTAGGTTCAAACTTAACAGGTTCACCTTTTTCATCTTTAATAACAATGCCACTGGCTTTTGAAATAGCTTCGATATAATCACCGTCTAATTCATTAGGCTCTTCATCAGACATTGCATCAATCTGTTCTTTTGTGAACTTAATTTCACCGTTATCATCTACGGCGTTTCCGTTATCATCAAGTGTGTAAAGAGTACCATCAATTTCTACTTGTTCCGATTCAGTTTCTTCTTCACCATTACCAGTAGAACCACCCTTATCACCTTCTTCTTCAGCTTTCTTACGAGCAGCTTCCTCTTCAGCTTTACGTCGTTCTTCAGCTTCTTGAACTTCTTTAGCTTCCTTAGCTTTACGTTCTTCTAATTCTTTACGAAGACGTTCTTGTTTTTGCTCCTGAGTTTCATCATCAGGTATAACAACTTTTTCAACAGCCATATTAGTATTTATTTATAGTTGAATATTATTACATGAACAAAGATATACTATATATAATATATTATCAATAATTATAGTAGTATTATCTTGCAGGTTCTCTTGCTCGCCGTCGATAATTCTCGGTCATCATTGCTTTAACTCTTTTTGTAACTTTATTCTATTAACATCAGAAGCAGTGTAACCAGATTGAGCAGCCATAGCTTCATCTTTATCTATATTACCATTTCCATTGGTATCGACTTTAAGTCGCATATTCCAAATCTCTTTTTCACCTTCTTGTTTAAGAATCTCAAGATTAACATCATGTTCTCTATCAAGAGCATTTTGTTGAGCTTCAAATTCTTGTTTAGCTGCTTCACGCTGACTAACAATTTGTTCAACTTCTGCTTGAGCTTGTTGTTGAACTTGTTGCATTTGAAGTTCATAATCTCGACGAGCTTGAATAGCTTTCTTAATATTCTTAGCAATAGAAGTAATATTATTATTTTCAATAGCTTCAATAGCAACTTCCAGTTGGTCATTCTGACCTGCACTAAATGCAAGTTCTTTCATCATGTTCAGCTTATTCTGAACATCGGCATTATTACGAATATAAATTCCAATATTACCAGAGAAATCAGAAGAACCATCAATATCAACTACAACAACTTTATTAGTTGTCGGGTCTACATAAGAACCTCGTTTACCATCAATCCAAGCAAACTTACTGTAATCAATATTTGCAACATAATCACGTTCACGGAAGAGATTAAAACATTCAAGACTCCAAACACTTCCAGTCATTGCTTGAGAATAATTCGATTCATTAACAGCCTTACCAGCATAATCTTTGGCATCACCAAAGCGAGCATTATTCATATTAGCTGCTTCCCAAGCTTCTGCTTTCAAACCTTGTTTAAGATTATCAAGCATTTGAATATAATTCGTAATAGCACTCGTAGCTACTTCTCGAATAGATTGTAAAGCATTAGGTTGTGCATCAGAATCATCAAACGGTAAGAAACTATCTTTATTCGCAACAGCAAGACGTTCCTCGGTAGTCATGTCACTACTATCAGCGAGAATACTTTCAGGGAATAATAGCCAAGACTTAAACTTAGCTACTGCACGTTCTTGTTGTAAAGTATAAATACGATAAAGAGCAAGATAAGGTAAAACACGGAAAGGAATAGGATTACGAAGATTATCTTTATGTAAACCTACAATACCATTATAAGGTAATTTACAATCACTATAATTGTTAAATCTTTCACGTTGAACTTCGATAGGTCGCGGCTTAATATAAATACCACTATGACAACCACCTATACGCCAACCTTCCCAAACTTGATTTATCCATTCCCATTCAATTTCAATATCACCAGCAGAAGTATCAAATTCATAATTTTCGTCTACAACACTTTCAACGATATTTCCTAATAAATCTCGATGTTTAAGAATACCTTGTTTAATTTCAGTTTTCCAAACATAATGATAAATATCAATTTCTTTACCATATAATCGAGCTTCATTACGAAGCGCTTCTACGTTAGTATGTAAGATAGCTTTACGTTCAGCAAAATCTGTTTTATTGAAGATTTGAACTATACCATCCGGAGCATCATATTTAGGAGATACAGTATAAATATCTTTAAGATAATTCATTTCTGCATCTGTAAGTTCATCACGAAATCTATCAATAATTTGAGGAATAGTCATTCGATAAACACGAAGTCCTGCATCATCATCTTCGATATATCGCTGACCACTTTCAATACGATAATATTCAAGAGGAGATATTACTTGAAGATAAATATCACCTTTATAAACTTCTCGATAAGTATAAACCTCTTCACAAGCCCACCAATAGAAATAGCATTGTTGATACTTGTCTTTCGCTTCAACAATAGTATTAATAAGTTCAAGACGTTTTTGAGTTGTAATAGTTACATCATCAATCCAATCGTTAAGAACTTCCTCAATAATATCGTTAAGTTCACCTTGCTTAATTGTCTTTTGACCAGTATTAAATCCTGTTTCATTAAGACGATTAATAATTTCTTGATTACAATAAGCCATTACTTTATCAGCAAGAACTTTATTGCGAGCAAGAGTTACAGAAGGGTCATTATTAAATACTTGATAATTAGAGAACATATTAATAAATTCTCCCATATATCGTTCTTTAATAGGAGTGAGAAAATCTACATCACGTATCTCACCATACATGACAGCTTTCTCACCAACCTTATCAATATAATTCCGAAGAACATATTCATAAGTTTTAGGGTCTACTAAACCATTAGCAGCATCAAGAAATTTCTGCGTAACAGTTTTATCATTCTGACCAATAGCAAGATTAATCCAATAATTACAATTAGGAATGTACCAAGCTTTCGTTTGTTTTGTAGCAGTACTTGCACGCTGGTCAGGCATAACAAGTGGAGTTGCTCTTAAATCACGTTCACTCATTTTAGGAATCTATTAACTTTACGACCAGTGTTATTAGTTTTACTTTTCGAGTTAGCTTCTCGTTCAAGTAAAAGAGAATCTTTACGAAATTCAAACATTGCAACGATAGCCGAACTTAATCGGTCTGCATTACGTCCAAATATAAATCTATCCAACTCTAATAAGAAACTTATATCATAAATTTGATTAAATCTATATATTGGTGTATCGTCGGACGTTTTTCCGACAATTTCGTATAAGAAATCCCGCACCATGCGCATACCCTCTAACTTAATATCGCCATCACCAATGACAATACCATAACCAGTAATACGAGGGCCATCAACACTTCGATTAATATAACTACTTGGGTCTTTCAACAATTTATCTCTATAACCCCATTTCTTGAAATTAGTAACAAGTTCACCAGTACCAGCCTCATAAAGAACTTTACAATTCCAACGTAAACAAGCATAAAGAACAAGTTTATCGACAGCTTCCATAGTATCAAGACGACCACAATAAGAAGCAACAAGTCGTTTACCCATGTAAGGAGTTTTACTGTTAGTACGCATCCACACTTGAAAACTTGCAAGTGAATTTTTTGTACTAACTTCTTCTTTATTTTTATCTACACGATATGGGTCATAAGAAATAAAATAAAGACTACCATCATTTGGAATAGGAGAATAAAATTCTCTTATACAACCATGAACATCAGTCTTTGAATTATGAGGTACATCAGTTATATACTCATGGAATCTATCGGAACCAAATATAGCTCGTTCAATACATTCCTGTTTAGTAACAAATCTAACACGTCCATCATCAAGTATATACCAACCATCTTCATAAAAATGATTAGACTTATCATATTTAATAGCGTTAATATGATTAGTAAGTTCCGGACTGTGAAAAATGTTCTCTTGTGTGTTCGTAAATGCCTCATTAGGACTGTTAGCACGTTGACCTACATAAATATTATATTCACCAGCATCTTTCTCTTTTTCTGCACCACGTTTCTTATCATAATCATCCTTCCAAGAAGCAAACAGTAAAGAATTACCATCTTCTATAAAAGGTTCATAATCCCATATCTGCGGAAAAAAGAAACCACAAACAGCATGTCTACTATTAGCATCCCAGATATTTTCCATAGGAAGCATATCATTCTTTCCGGGATTATAAAAACAATTACTGAAAGCTTCCCAGTTAGCACCTTTTGTACCACCCGTACCATATACACGAATAGTACCAATTCGCATTGCACCTGATTCACTATTAGACATCATAACGTCTAATGCCTTTTGAAGATTAGGACATTTACCTGCTTCCTCAAAATCAGTTTCAATAGCTTTCTTACCTACTGCGGCACTTTCATTTTTACCAATAGCAACACTTAAAAGTTTACTACGAAATCCGAAAGCCTTTTGACCTTCTTTTGATTTCTTATATCCAAGTTCAATACCTTTATCAAAGTTCTCACTTAAATAACCTCTTCGCCAATAAGTTTTATCTTCATACCAATCAAGATTAACTTTAACCATATAAGATGTAGCACCTTTCTCAGTTAAATAATCCATTTGGTCGGCAGCAAGTGTAACAGTTACATTCTTATTTGCGTTAATAGTATTAGCTGCTTGACTACCACGTTTATATGAAAAACCTTTACGACGAGCTTTTGCCTTACATAAGTTACAACTATTGTTAGCAATCAGCTCGTCAATCTTAAAGTTCCAATAATCTCCATCCCAAAATCGAGGAAAGCCTTCAACAGTATTAACCTTAAATCTTCCCTCTTTATCTAACTGTTTACGTTCCTTTTCATTAGGAGCACGTTCGATACGACCATAATTAAGATAATTATAATGGTCGCCAGTTATACGAACTTTATGAAGTAAAGCCTTACGTTCAGCATCAGATTTGGCTGCTAAATAAGCAGGAATATCTTTAATGTATAATTTACAATATGCTTGAACACCTTTAACTCGTCTATCCATTTCACGTTGCCAAAACTTTACGGCATTAGGACTATCATCTGGTTCAAGACAATAACATCCATGTTTTTCATAAAAGTCTGCAACACGACTAAATATTTCAGTACCTACAAAGATAAAGTCTATCTTCATAAGTATACCACCACTTTCACCTATAAGAAAATCGTTATCTCTGTCAATCCAAGGTTTACCAGTAAAACGACAAATACTTGAAGATAAAGGTTTATAACTTTCTTTATCTTCAAGTATGTAATCTATAAACGGACTTCGACCAGTTTCATAATCATAACGATTGTCTTTACGATAATGTTTCTGTTTCGTTAGGAGCGTTAGATGCTCTATCATTTGTTCCGTCATAGCTATCTCTGTATTCAGCTCCACCACGAATTGACGTTACACCTTTTTCAATCTTATCCCACTTATCATTAAGCTCAGTAAGACTTTCAACTCGTGCAGGAATTTCATTAGCAATTTTAATAATCTGTTTAAGAGTATCTTCACAAAGAGCTAAATCTTTCATTTCAAGTTCTTTCGACATTAAATCTTCTATACCATCAGTTAATGTACGAACTAACTTACTTGAAAGATTCAAAGATTTAATAGTAGAATTAATTAAATCTTCGACAGCTGTAATATTAAGATTTGATTTTACAAATTCAATAGCAGATAAAACAACTTTATCCGGTAGATAAGATTCATCTAAACCAGCATTAGACTTAGCATAAGCATAAGCTTCTTTTTTAGTAAGTCCTGCTTTAGTTACATAACCTTTTCTATCGGATAAATATAATATAAATCTAAATTCTTTTTCTGCAAAAGATTTATCTTTACTATCATCACGAGCATATATCTGTTGAAGTAAAGGATATTGAAGTATCTCTTCTACATCAAGAATTAGTTTGTCATTTTCTATCTTAAATCCATGTACCATATATCATCGACTTGATATAAATATTAATACAGCGTTCAAAGCAATAGAACCAGCTGCAATCCAACCATTTCTACGTTTCTTTTTTCGTTCAACTAAATATCTTTCTTGATAATCAATTAGTTTACTATTGAGTGAATCAAGGCCACCAAAAGAAACAACCAAAAGACTATCACGAATAGCAATATGATAAGACTGGAAGGATATAACGCTATCTTGTACCTTTTGAATTTCACTGGCAGTAAGATAAAGTTTTTCATATTTTTCACCTTCAAGAAGTTTTATAGCTAACTTACGAGTTTCTTTCGGAGTAAAAACAATAACTGTATCGCCATCAATCTTGTATCTTTTTTGCGATATAGCGGAGAACGGAATCATCACTAATGATATTACTATCATTAAAATCACTTTCAGCTTTCTCATAAATAGTAATAGTTTTTTGTTTAATTCCTCTAAGACTATCAATAACAAATTGTTGTTCATTAATAATCGTATCATATTTCTTAATGAAACTATTAAGACTATCTCTTAAAGATTTAATAGTTTCATCATGTCTTTCAATACCTAAAAACTTACGATTAATATATTTACTAAAATAAGTAGCTCCAATACCAATCGCAAGAATCAAAACAATATAAAATATATATCGAACAGTATCTTTCATAACTTACAAATCTAAATCCATTTCATTAATAAGAACATAAGATTGAGTTCCTTTACCAATCGCCTTATCAAATAAAGGAATAATAATGTCATTCCATTGATTCACATCTTTGATAACTTGACAGCCAGCAGAATAAAGACCAATCTCATCACTTACTTTCCAGCTTGACGCCCTATGTAAATTAATACCAAACATACCAAAGTCAGTATTATCGGTAATATCAATTTTATCATCTCGATTATTGTCACGAATTACTTGACAAGGATTAGCTTGAACAAGTGCCTTATATTGTCCTTTATGTTTACCTATTTTCCAAAGAGCTTTATGTACACCTTCTCGAAGAACTGCACAACCTTTATTATTAACAGGAGTTTCAAGATTTAGATTACTTGGGTCAGTAGTAGCTTCGAAAACCATACATTCCCATATATTAAAATCTCGTTCATAAAACATTACAATAACATCGTTATAATGTTTAGTACAAGTACTTTTAGAACGAATACCCCAGATATTAAGATTAATAGGATATTTATCATTTTTCCTAAATATAGGATATTCTAAATCTTTCGCAATTTTAATAAGTCTATTTGGTAAATCATTTACATCAATAAGTTTATTAAATAATGCGTTATATTTTGATTCCTTAGTTGCTTTCATATTTGTAATACTTTTTGTAACTTGTGTGGGCCTCGCTCCGCTCGGCCTTTCGGGTGCTCCGCACCCTCACCCGGTGGGGGAGTGGGTTGGACGCCCACTGGCGACACCATTTGTATTATCACTTATAACACTTCTATCGTCCAAACTAAATTTTATAGTTGCCCACGATAATTACTATTAAAAATCCTAATAAGATTTACTGCAAGTTTACCACGAGTATCTATATAATAAATCTTAATAGTTTTCATAATTGTTGAAATTCTTTATATATAATTTGAACATACCAATATTCATGTCTAATAACACTAATTATCTTAATATTTGGATTATCATCAAGCCATTCGTTTATACGTTGTTCAAGAGCATGAACCCTTGCAGTTTCATCACGAAAATCAGAATTCTTAACATCTATGACTTTACAATGATAACGATATTTACGATTATCTTTCATAGTTTAAAAAAGTGTTTTAGCAGTTTTATAAATATGTTTACTTGAATAATCAGTAATCATCATTCCGACTTCATTTTTAAGATAAGGAATATCATACATTTCTACGACTTCCTCATCTTCTTCATTTTCGTCTTGAAATTGATTCTGAATAGTTCTAATATGACAGAGAATAATTCCTATATTTTTATAACCCCAGCTCTCAACAAGATTAGCATAAGTAGAAAGTTGCATTGCATAATGATTACCTATACTATCAGCGAGGTGGTCAAGTGGTGCACCGAAATATTCCTCTTTATAAATAAAATTATTGAGGTCAAGTGTACCATCAAGTTTCTTATCATAATAACCACTTTCAAATCTAATTGGAGCCTTATTAGTTTTCCAGTCTAAAATAATAAATTCCTTATCACGAATTAAAAGAATATCAATAAGACCGGAAACAAGATTTTGACTATCATAAACACCAATCTCAGCGTAAATATGATAGCCTTTAGTAACAAGAGCAGCAATCAGATTAAATATATCAGGATACTTTTCTCGAATACCAGTCTTAACAAAATATTCAAGATTTAGCTTACCGTATTTATGACTACCAACAATATCATCTATCGTATAGATTCTATCATTGATAAAGCCATTAGCGTTTAACTTATATCCGTTACAAGTCTTAATAGCAGTTTCAAGGTAATTATGCTTCTTTGTTCCTTTATCACAAGCCTTAATAGTTTCTTGTTCCCATTCCCAAAGAATTTGTTTCTTAGTTTTACCTTTATATTTTTGATATTTTGGATGTCGAGGATTCTTACCTATACGTTCACACGCTGCGGCAATTTCTTCTTTCTTAAATTCTTGCGTATATTTACCAATAAGAGTAGTAACAGATATATAACCATTACCTAAATCATCTGTGTACTTATGTTCCTCTTCATTAAAGTACAGTATTCTACCCTTTGGCAAAATCTTTTCTGAAACGCATTTTCTTCCCATCTTCTTCGGCAGTTCTACGTCTACGACGATTAGCGATATGATAAGCAATAATCTTTGCTTTACGTTCCTCTCGACTTAAACCTTCAAGTTCCTCAGCATGAGTTTTCTTAAAGAACTTAGCTGGACTGTATTCAAATCTACCAACACGAGGAACACTAACAACTTCATCTCCTCGCATCATAGCTTTGGCAACACTGTCCTTTTGTGTTCTTTCCAGTAACTCTAATACTTTCGCTTTTTGGTCAGGTCTTAACTTTTCCCAAGCTGCAACACTTCGTTTATAAGAAGCAGGTCGTCGAAGAACATAAGGTTTAAGATGTTTTTCAATACGTTCATCTACGAAAGGAACTAACTTATCATAAACAAAAGGATTAAGCATAGTTTAATTATTAACAGCAGGAGATTCAATCCAAACACCTACGATAGAATATTCATCTACAAGAACAAACTCACTAAACTTAACAGTTCCAATACCAATAATAGATTTACCTTCACGATGAACTTTCTGTTTAGCTGCAAGTGTTTGAGTATCGCCCGGCATTTGAATAAGAGTAGGAATACAACCGTTTTCCAGTTTTACTTTATCTCCAACATTAAGATCTTTGACATTTTCGGCAACAGCCATAACAGTATAATCCTTAGCTGGAATCTTATTAATCTCCTCGTTATTAAGAATATTAAGAGTAGATACTTCAAAATCTGCACGAAGAAGAACTTTGTTACCACGAGGACTAAATGCAATTTTTGTTTCCATAGTTTTATTTTGTTTAGGATTTACATTATTATAACTACGAGTACAAATATATAATATAATCTTATCCCATGCAAGCAAATCTAAATAAATTTCAAACTGAATTAATAAAATTATCACTATCAGAAGCAGAATTATCAATAAGTCTAATAGTAATTACAGTATTAGCGATTGCAAGACCTCACAAGTGGGCGTCCAACCTGCTCTCCCACCGGGAGTACACAAGTTAAAACTAATAAAATCTCTATTGAAAGCTCTTCAAAGTTTATCACTTTTTACATCACCAGTTTTCCCACCAAAAGAATCAATTTTGGCGACATTAGTATCTTGACCAGTTGCACTACTAAAATCACTAGTTTTTGAACTAATTTTTTCGTTATTAAATTCGTTATTAATTACGTGATTATTTGATATAGTTTCTGAATTACGAGTTGGAATTTGTATATATATTATATATTCATTATTTGTAATAATATTACTTGTAATATTATTACTATATATAGGTATATGGTCAATTAATTCAAAAATTCATTCAAAAATTACGGAAAATAATGATGCAAAAATTGTAGATTTTAGTGAAGATAGAGGTCATTTTACAGGTAATTTTACAGGTCAAATTACAAGTAATATTGAAATTACATTAAAAATTAATTCAAAAATTAAGGAAAATAGTAATGTAAATAATAGAGATTTTAATGAAGAAACTAATAAAATTTTTAATATTGATAAAAGTTATTCTTAAAATTAAGAAAATAATAATGAAATTTTTAACAGTTTTAATAGTTATTGTGATAATATAAAAGATAAAGATATTGAAATTTATATTACTATTTATATGAGAATTTTCAAAATGTTAAAAATAAAGATAATTAAATTATAGATTCTTTTCGGATTTTTAGGAGTATTAATAAGAATGATTGTAATAACAATAAGGATATTTATGTAAGTCTTTTTGCAGGTATTGGAAATAATACGAATGTTTATAATAAACTTATGAATCTTAAAATGAATAAAAGATGTAAAAATAAAAATGATAATTTTAGATATTACAATAGTGATAAAAATATTAAGGGTTTTTAAGATTTATAGATTGAATGAAATGATAATATAAAGAATAAAGATTTTAATAATTATAAAAGTGTTTACAAAGGTATAGAAAATAATATAAGTATTTGTTATAAATTTCAAAATGATTTTAATGATTATTTTCAAGATAAAAATAATAAAAATATTAATGATTATAAAAGTATTTTTGTTAGTGTTAAAAATAATATAAGTATTTATATTGTGGAAGTACCTAATGAAACTGCCCCGTCCATTCAAGGGTTTGCGAAGCCCCCCGCTTGAGATTGCAGGAAAGAAAAAAATAAACGTTTCCTGAATAGTCTAACCAAATATTATTCAACTATGGCAAAGCAAATCAAAGAAGCAACTGAAACAATTGTTAAAGTTATTCGCATTAGTGGTAAAACTAAACCGCTGGCAATTAATGGTAAAGAGAATACCGATAACGTCGTATTCTTGCGTGCATTTGATGCCGAAAGCGGTGCGAAACTCGACACACCGTTAAGTATTACCGAAAGTAGGGCAAAAATGTTCGGTTTCTCCAGCCTTTGTATTAGTGAAGAAACAGCCGAACGCGATAACGCCGGAAATATGGTTGAGGAACTCAACACGCTGACGAATCCGCCCAAGTATTACGAAATGACATTACGAGTAATACCGAAAGGCGAGCCGGGCGAATGGGGTTACAAGACCAAGAAGGCCGTGACGGTGGACGGCAAGGAATACAAAGCGGGCGAACTTGTTCCGTATCGTACTACTGGTACAATGATAGTTGAGGCTATCGGCAAGGAATACAAAGATACGGATTTCAAGAGTGCCGCGATTAATCGTATCAACGGAGCCGCAAACGCTGCCGGTGATATGGCATATCGCGTTGAAACTTTCCGTCTTATGTTCGGACGTACTCCGAATATGGCTAACGAGGAAGATAGAAATACCTTGCTTTCTCTTCCGGTAGCACACTAAACAAGTAGCGTTAAGGGTGACGAACATCGTAATGATGTTCGTCATTCTTTTCGTAAATTACAAGTTTCATTACGACCAACACTTTAATTTATATTACGACCAACACTATTAAAACTATGAAATGATTAGGATTTATAGCATTAGTTCTAATTGAATCATTAGCTATATTCGGTTTATCATTAGAACAAATAGGATTTACTGTTCCACAAGCGATATTAATTTCGTGTTATGTTGTGTTATTAATTATCACAATTACGGGATTTATTATTGCGCATTTTGTAAATCTACAAAAAGAAAGAGAAAATGAATTTGGAATTTTAATACGAGAATTAAGAGAAATTAAAGAAGTAGTAGGAACATCTGAAACACGAGTAATTAAATTAGAAAGTTTGATAGAAAATGATGTAAGAAATGATATAGAAAAAGTATATATAAATGTAATGAAAGAATTGAAACGAAAAGAATAATTAGTTGCAGAGGTATTATCTCCACTTTTATCTTTATTATTCTCACTATCAACATCTCTAATTTTAAGCAAATAATTTCTTTATAATTGTTCTTATTAATTTCTCATTATTAATCCCTTTAATTTTATTATTCTTTTTTATATCTTTATTTCTATTAACAATCTCAATTTGATTTCCTATAATTGTTATTGATTATTTTTCAATAGTAATTATACTATCATTTTTAATAATAATTGTAATAATTATTTTTCATTATCATTTATAATTATTTTTCATTATCTTCAATTATAATTGTTATTGATTATTTTTCATTATCATTTATAATATTTTTGATATTAATATTTTCATTTTTATTTTTAATATCATTTTCAATAATAATTGTAATAACATTTTCTTTATTTATATCTTTAACATTTTCTTTACTTTTTCTATTTATTTTGTTCTTAATAATTTTAATTTAATTTTCTTTACCTTTTCCAATCATTGTAATTATCAAAATCATTATAATAATTGTAATAAAAATTTCTTTAATTTTCTTATTCTTTTTTCTATTAACAGTTTTAATTTGATTTTCAATATCTTTTCCTTATATTGTTATCATTAAAATCGTAATAGTAATTGCTATAATTATTGTAATAATATTTTCATTCTTTTTATTTTTACTTTTTACAATATTATAACTTTTACATTTATCTTTATTAATAATAACAATATTCTTATTATTCTTTTTATCATTTTGAGCATTAATATTTTCAATTTGATTTTCATTAACTATAAATATAATAATTGACATTGTAATTGTAATAGAATTTGTAATATTAATTATAATTATTTATTCTTTACTTTTATATTACTTATTTTTATTATTAATTACAATAATTTTAATATCATAACCATTATGACTTGTGCTATCATTGGATTTATTATTTCCTATTTATTTGTTAAATTAACAGTAGGAAATTCAGTAGACATAACTGGTGAACCAGAGTTTACACTAACAGAAAAACTACAAGCATCATTTCTGATATTCTTATTCACAGGATATTGGGTTGTATTACTTGTAAAATATCTCATTTCATTAATTTAATCAACTATGAACACAACAGAATCTCTTAAACGAAAAATATCTGCATTAGAACGTACAATCGTTGCAGGTATAGGTAGTATTACAATGCCTGATATGATGGCATTACATAAGAAATTTCCTACATTAGCTATCGAAGATATTTATGATATACTTAGTTCGATAGAAACATCTGCATTAGGTACAACATCACGAGAATTTATTCTCATATACGCAGAAGTAAAACTTCTTAGTTTACGAAAATCTAAAACTATTGAAGAAGCAACAGAACAAACTCGTGAAATATCAGAAAAAGTACAAGCTCTCATATCTCGTAATGAAGAATTAAATGACCGACTTGAAAGACAAACATCTTATATCGATAAACTTCAACGAGAACTATCAACATTCAAATCAGTAAATAAAAATATTAAAATAGTATCTCTCGTACTATTATTCTTACTGATTGGTCAAGTTATAGCACATTTTACATTATAAATTTTAACAATAATTCAATTATGTCGAACAGTATGTTTTTTCTTCCTTGTATTTGTATCATCATTTGCTTTATTATTTCCGCTATTACTTATACCTATAATAAGGCCAAGGATAGAGCAGTTGATAAAGCTATTACTAATGATATTCAAGATGGTTTTGTATGTTTGGGGGATGTTTATATTGATAAGTATTCTATTGAGTCTATTTATTTAGATGATAATGGACATCTTGTTGATATTAAAACAGACCGCAATCAATATTCTTATCGTTTTACAAGTGAAAGTTCATATCATAAATATCTTGATTATCTTGAAGATACTTGTAAAATTGATACAATGATTCATAATCAATATTAAGCAAATATGAGTAATCTTAAAGAAGCTCTCGCACAGGATTTTATCTTCTTACATGGAGATAAAAAATATAGTAAAGAACATCAGTTTATAGCTTGCGAACGTTCTCGTAACGAAACTCATGTAATTGTTGGTTACGCGTATCGCTGGTTTAGTGATGCTAAAACTACTATTTCTCAATATGCTATTCCTATTTCTGATTGGGAAGATACAGAGAAATTTATTACTTTCAATGATTATGTGAAAGAAAATCTTATAACAAGTGAGAAATATAATTTACATAATATTAATTACTGTCTTAGTATTAATGCTTTCTTTATTGAACATTTAGAAGATAGTATGAGTACTATTAATGAACGTAATCATCGTAAAAATCCACCGTATAAATGTTGTGATAAAGAGGTCGATTATTCAGATGATGATTTCATGGAAATATATGATTAACATAAAATAACTAATGTTATGACTGCTAAATTAATTGTATCTGTTAAAGAAGTAAACGGTATTGCACAAGTCGTTTACTATTGTAAAGAACGTCGGCGTATTTATAATAAATCGTTCGCTGATACTGTTCGAGAATTTCGTGATGCTTACAGAAAAGCTAACAAAAAATAAGTTGCAACTGGAGAGGGCTACGCAGCTGGGCTACGCCCAGCCGCTCCGCTCCCCGGTGGGAGAGGAGGTTGCACGCCCACTTGTCGCGCTAATACTGTTACTAATATGAAAACTAAACTATTAAATGTATCATCTTTAAATGTTATAGAATTAGATATACTTAAGTTAGACACACATGTTAGACTTAAAGAATTAAATTATTATAGTACTCATACAAGTCTTATTAAGTATTTTAAACTTGAACATTTATGTGATAAAACATCTAAACTACTTCAAGATTTAGGTATGTTTTATCGTCTTGAAAGAATACATAAAAAATGGCAAGTTACTGAATACATTATTAAAGGCGCAGCTCTTATAGACGAACATGTTATTGAAAGTATGACTATTAATTCAAATAAAACAAGAGAAAATAAATTAGTTTATTATATTAAAAGTGTAGATGACAAAAGTCATTTACTTGTAGATGCTGATACAGTTGAACCTATTGAGGAATATCATTCTCAATGGAGTATTGATTAATATGTAATATTGATAGAGCAAAAGCTCAAATAATTAAAGAATATAAGTTTAACTAATCAATACAGATAATCATGTTATGTGAAATTATATCTGAAACAAAAGGTACTATTATTAATTTACCTATACAAGGTGATATTAATGTTAGTCGTGACGATTATATCGAAATCAATAATGTTCGATATGTAGTTCGTCGAAAAGAATATATTCTTAAAACTGAAACTGAACCTACTGGAAGACAAGTTTATATTACTCGAATTGTTATTTATGTCATGTAAATTATGCCAAATTTAGAAGATTGTGTTATTCAGTTCGAAGACCCTAATCCAACAATGACTCGTGTCGAAAATGCTCCTGCGGGTGTTGGTGCTGATATAGTATTTCCAAGTGTGGAACCGGAACATTTACGAGGTGGATCATTATCTGCTATTAGGCCTATGACAGTTACTGAATATAATAGTATTCATGCAGATAATTATAAAACTGAAAAGAATACTGGAAATATCATTCTTATTATGATTGTTGCAACAATATGTTTAATTAAAGTCATTAGAGCTGCGAAAAAATCAGATTAGCTAAATATGACTGCTGAACAAGAAAAAGATTTTAAGAAAAGAGGCATATATAATGATATTATTCTGATGACAAATCTGACGATGATATATTGTTATATTATGTTCTTTGCTCTTAAAGAAGTTGTTAATATCTTTGGTAAACGTTATCGACATTCGACCAAGTATTATTATAATATCGTTCGAGAAGTTCTCGATAGAATTAATTGTGATAATATTAATTGTTTCAAAACAAGTCAGCAAGATGCTGGTCAAATGGTTTTGGATGTTGTTAAAGAAATCGAAGATAGACTTGTTTTTGATGATAAACAGTTATATATCCTATTTGTTATTAATCAAAAGGCTTACGATAATATTCATAGGTTTGAACCTGAAGTTACAAGTATATTTAAGAAACAAATTGAATACATTTATCGTAAACTAATTGATTATTGTCCTGTAACATTGGATAAAGACAAAATGGCTATTGCAACTATTGTCATTAATCAAGTTATTAATAAAATTAAAGCTCGTGAGGAATCTGATGGTTCACTCACTATTATATATGATGATGCAAAATAAATTTCAAGATTTGTTTGGTCATACCATATATAATTATTATATTTGAATCATAAATAATAAACAAACAAACACAAGAACTATGCCTTACATTATCACTCGTGCTAACGAAAATAATAAAGTTGGTAAAATGGGAAAAGGTCGCAAAATCAGTCATGTTCAAACTATCGTAGTCGATGGTGATGAACGTAATAAGTGTCGTCCTGTATATCGTGTAACGCTTATTCACAAAAATAATAAGTAACAAGTTAATACAACAAGTTGTAAATACATTATCATAACAAAATATGTAATGGGTAGAAATCCTTGATAGGCAATCCAGTATTAAACTACTATTTTTACAACTTGTTTTCTTGAACTATGGTGTAATGGTAACACATGAGATTTTGGTTCTCAGATTTCAGGTTCGAATCCTGATAGTTCAACTATTATAGATAATCATGGCAGAGATATAAATGCAACCGACCGTGTGCTTGGTGATACATAAGTCGAGACTTAACTGTATTTTAGGCTGGTGTAAGTCCAGCTGATTATCTATAATTACGCCGTGTTAGCTTTAATGGTAGAGCAGCTGACTTGTAATCAGCAGGTTGTAGGTTCGAATCCTACACACGGCTCACATTGGGATTGTTGTGTTCCAAATGTTGATGTTTTGAAATGGACATCTCGGAGTACTTCTGTTGTGATAATAGTGGTACTCTTTTTCATGTAAATTCTAATCTAATATATAATATTATGACTTTAATCACTCTACCTTCTGGAACTGTTTTAGCTAATGATTATACTCTTCCGATTATTGTTATTAGTAAAGTTCTTATGGCTAATGATACTAATCCTCACGCTAAACTGTATCCGTATTATTTTACAATTATGTATGCTAATGGGGTTTCGATTCCTATTATAGCTAAAACATTAGCAGAAGCAGAACTTGATAGACAAATAGTTGTTAAAACTATTACTCCTACAAAAGATTCAAATGTGAATTAATTATCTATTGAGATTAAAAGCTAAATTAAAATTCATCGAAAGACTAAAAACAATAATCAAACAAAAAGTAAAACTATGGAACAGACACAAAACACTTGCAGAGTAGCAATTAAGTTTAGATTTACAGTTGGTTCTGGTGCTGGAAATAATTATTCCAGTTGGGGCACACTTAAAATCGTAACTGAAATTAAACCTACTATTTTGTTTCATAGGTCAGAGAATGGTGAAAAACATAATCTGATTGAACAAATAACTACGGATAAAGTTAAAGAACTTATTAAAACATCTGGCAGTAATATTGTTGATGTTGAGATTCATTCTGTAACTCTTCTCTAATATAGTTGACTACGAACTATTAATCGTGGTGATTTAAGGCGAGATGGTGAAATAGGTAAACACGAAGGACTTAAAATCCTTTGGTCAGTAATGACTTTGCGGGTTCGATTCCCGCTCTCGCTACAAGTGTCCAAATGATGGACGCGAGTGTACCAATCCGAGTACACAATCTTGCAGACAAAGCTGTCAAAAATCTGCGAGTTAAAAATGTGACAGTACTTATGGATACTCATAAGGCTAACGCTGGCGCCAAGCGGAATAATATTATGTGAGTTTCAACACGTTCATTTAGTAATGCTGTTGTTAGTGCTGACGAGCAACGAACAAGAAACGAGAGTACTCCTCGTTCTTGTCTTTTTAATGATGACGAAACCCGCGCGACAAGTGGGCGTGCAACCTCCTCTCCCACCGGGGAGCGGAGCGCTGGGCGAAGCCCAGCAGCGAAGCCGACTTAAATTACTACTAAATTAACTCTTAATTAAATATAAATTAAAACTATCTAACATTATGGTATGAGTAAGCAACCTATTATACAAGTTCATAGTTGTAGAGCTTGTAAGTATTGTAAAAGTAAAACTTCGTATAAGTCACGAACTGAACGAAAGACTTATTATGAATGTGATAAGACTAAAACTATGATTACAGAAAGTGTATATCAGACAAATGATTGTTTAATTTTTATTAGTCGTAAATAGTTTATGCCTAAACTCAATGCTAATCAGATAGACAAATATCTTAATCCGAAAGATAACAGAGATAAGAGAAAGTCTAAACCTAATAGAAATCTTCGAGAAGATAACAATCAAAATTATAATAAGAAGAATGATAAACGTAGGCCAACAAGTCGTAACCAGTAAAGGTAGATATGGTCGTGTTATTGATGTTGATAATTCATCCAATGAACTTAAAGTATTAGTTAAGATTGGTACTAAGAATTATTGGATATTAGAAAGTCAATTAACTCCTGCTACGCATATAGTTAGGGTTAAAGTTGAATACGAAATAGATTATTGTGGTAAATCTATTACCGATAGTCTTGAAGTAGCCCTAAAACGTGATACTGTTCTTTACAATGATAATGTTAATTATTTAGTTCAGATTTGTAAAGATAAAGTAGAAAGACAATTAGAAATGGAAGTAAAAGTTAAACAAATTAAAATTTCATAAGTGCTATGACATTTGACTTAAAAGTTATTACTATTGAAACTAAACCTCGTGCTGGATACTTTATTCTTGACGAAGGTGAATTTTCTACTGTTAAAAAGGTTGTACCTCAACGTAGCGAAGTTTATCTTGATAATGGTAAAGTATTATCTATCGCTGATGCTTCTAAGAAAGTTGCAAAACTTATCGGTGAAGTTACTACTGAACAAGAAGATAAAGTTATTACAAAAACTTATTCGATTATTCATAGTGATTTCAGTGGAATTATTCGCGGTTTGTATGATACAATTCCTTATGGAGATGATGTTCCCGAAGAGGATAGAAAATATAAAACGCTTCGTGATGCACTGTTCGCTGGTGTAAAAGTCAGATATGAAGGTGCATTTGAAACTATTCTTACTCGTACTGTTGTCGATGAAGTTGTTGAGATTTCAAGTCTTTCTGTTGTAGATAGATATCAACTTTATTCTCGTGATGATAGAGTTGGTGTTGTTACGAAGTTTGATAAAGATTCTCATTGGTTCCAAATTAAACTTAATACCAGTGGTACTGTTGTTAAGTGTAAACGTGAAGATTTTACAAAACTTCATAATGACAATACTATACAGATGCTTCATACTTTATGTTCTCGTTGTGGTCGATAAATGGATTTTAGTAAACTTAAAGGACTTGTTCCTGTAAAGAAAGCTAATATCAATAGAGATTCAACTAATCGAACAAGAAGTAAAACTTCAAATATGACACCTCATGCTATAAAGTGTGAGGTGT